CACCGCCGCTGCGGGGAGCGCGTCCACCGCCGCCACCAAGGCCGGGGATGCATCCACCAGTGCGGGTGAGGCATCCACCAGCCGTCAGGCAGCAGAAAAGGCGCAGAAGGCCGCAGAGGATGCCGCAGCGCTTGCCGGGACACGGGCAGGCACGGATAAGACCCTGTCCGTGCCCGATGCACCGGCAGACGCAAAGACCGTGGGCGACAAGTTCAAGAGCATCAAGACCGACTGGAATTCCGTGACGGATAAGCCGGAGACGTTTCCACCGAGTGCGCATAACCACTCGAAATTGGAGTTCGAGAACAAGAATGAAGTGAATTTTGTTGGCATTCCAGAAAACAACACAGTCTACTGGGGATACCGAGACAACACCATTGATGAGTATCGGTTTAATGACGGTCGAGGAAGCGGCGCTTTTGCAAATGTCAGGGCCAAAAAATTCATTGGTTCGCTGGATGGTAATGCAGAGACCTCCACAAAAACAACCGGCATAACCGACTATAATAGTTCATCCAGAACAATCCAAGTCGGCTATGCGGGCGACGGCATTAATACGTCGAATCTGACGCACATTGCCGGTTATACGGATGACGGTACGAAGATCAAAGATGTTTCCAAGGATGTGCTGAAAAGCTGGCTCGGGGTCACCAACATCACATCCCAAACCAGTGACCCCGGTGCGGGAAGCAGCCTTGCAACCGGCTCTATCCTGCTGGTGTACGTATAAGGAGGAGAGAACATGGCGATTTATACCGGAATCGGCGGAAGTGCCAAATCGGTCTCCAAGATCTACATCGGCGTGGGCGGTACCGCAAGGCAGGTGCACAAGGGCTATATCGGCGTGGACGGCGTAGCCAAGAAGTTCTATGACGGCGGCAATCCCATCAGTTCCTTTGCATTGGGGACTGAATTTGGCATCTCAGACCCAAGCGGCAACAAGACCTACTGGTATAAGCTGATCCATAAGGGCGTTCCGGGCGGCGGGTTGTACGACAGCACGGCCAACGGTGCATGGCTCTGGAGAACAGACATTGCGGCATCCACTTCCATCAGTAACAATTACATCTACGGCTACGAAGGATGGGCACTGGACAACTGGTGCGTCAACTACCCGGGCGGAAATATCAAGTCCAGTGTGGCAAACCGCCTGATGACCGTGCATCTGCCCTACGTGAAGCAGTCGGATTACAGTTCGGCCAATGTTTCCTCCGGCTCAAACGGCCTTTCGAGAAAGTGCTTTCTGCTTTCCGCGGTCGAGATGGGTATTTACACCTGGCAGGGCATAGATGGCCTGATGGCGCAGGAGGGTGCAAAGCTGGACTACTTCGACTATACAACTGCTGCCACCGACAAGCGAAAAGCAGGCGACAAATACTGGACACGCTCCAAACGAACCCACAACGGCAACTATATGTACGCGTTTTATGCGGACGGAAGTTTCTGCAATGGAGGCTACAGAGAGGACTCGCACGGTCTGCGCCCCTGCATCGTGCTGCCGCTGAACACGCTGGTGAGAACGGTTACATTCTGGGGCGCGGAATTTAATTATATTGACTGAGCACCCAGAGAGGAGATTTCAAAATGGAAGAAACAACGATCCGCCCCGGGTACACGATGCCGACCGAGACCGACGGCACCCCGGCAGATTACAGCGCGATCGAGGCTGCTGTGAACGCACACAACCAAAATGCACAGCCCGGAGAAGCTTACTGGGGCATCCGGCTATGCGGGGCGGAGTATGAGGTGTATGAATACGGGGAAGTTCCTCAGCCACCGACCGCCGAAGAGCTGGCTGCACAGGAAAAGGCCCATAGGGAAGCCCAGCAGCGGCAGGAGGCGCTGGACAAGCTGCCGGAGACGCTGGAAGCGCTGAAAAACGAAAACGAAATGCTGAAGCAGTGCTTGCTGGAAATGAGCGAGACTGTCTATGCGTAAAATCACACAAAAAATCGAAAGGATGGTACTTATGATGGCTATGTTATGGGCACAGGAAATTATGTCTGCTGAGACTATGGAGGAGGCAAAGGCTCTGTATGAGCGCTGCCCCCGCTTGCTGAAGGAGAAGGTCAAGGCGATTCTCGTCAAGAGCGAGTTTGAGGAAATCACACAGTAAGGAGGCGCAGAGCAATGGATGACCTGAAGGTGCGCATCACACTGGGTGACACGACCCTGGAGGGCACATTGGACGAGCTGCTCGAGAGCGGAACTTTCAAAATGGAGTATGACCAGGCAGGGCTTAACAAGATCGTGCAGGAAGCTGTTGCCCTACAGAGAGCTGAGTATCAGAAAGACCCGCAGCATTACCATGTGCATACCATGACCATGGACGAGCTACCGCATCATCCCTGCACAGCATATGGGATTCGACATTTCCATGCATGGCCAATCTGCAGTGGAAAGCATGTCACGATTTGGCCCAATGATGACACCGGTACGAGTTGGCGAGTTTATGTGGGAGGCACTTTGAATACTGCAAAGGAGGTGCAGAGCAATGTCCAGAACCATACTTGACGTTTCCCGCTGGCAGGGCCGCATTGACTGGGACAAGGTCAAGGCAAGCGGCCTTGTTTCCGGCGTGATGATCCGGGCCATGGGCAACAGCAAAGAGGGCAAACCCAGCAAGCCCTACATCGACCCCTATTTCGCCCGCAACTACGCCGAGTGCCAGCGCCTGGACATCCCGGTGGGCGTGTATGGCTACTTCAAGGCCACCACCAAGGCACAGGCCGACAGGGAGCTGGCCCTGTTCAAGCAGGCGCTGGGCGGCAGAACGTTCCAGCTGCCGGTGGCTGTGGACATTGAGGACAAGCTGCAGGAGGCCTTGAGCAAGTCTGCCCTGACCGACATTGTGGCCCACTGCCTGAGCGTGGTGGAGAGCTGGGGCGTGTACGCCATGCTCTACACCGGCCTGTACTTCGGGCAGAACAACCTTTACATGGGCGGCACGGCCCTCAAGCCCTACGACGTATGGCTGGCGGCCTACCGCGCCGAGAAGCCCGCTCCCGGCTGGGCCTTCGGCATGTGGCAGTACACCAGTAGCGGCAAGATCCCCGGCATCGCCAAGGGTGCAGACCTCAGCGTGGCCTACAAAGACTACGCGGGCATCATCCAGCGGGCCGGGCTGACAAAAGTGAGAGGAGCATAAGTGATGAGCAAGAGGCTTTTTATCAGCCAGCCTATGAACGGCCTATCGGACGAGCAGGTGCTGCAGGAGCGTGCCGCAGTGATCGGGAAGGCAAAAGCCGTGTTTGGTGACGATGCGGTTCCTCTGGAAACGTTCTTTGAGGACTTTGGCCCCGATGCGAAGCCGCTGGATTATCTGGCACGCAGCATCGAGTTTCTGGCTAAGGCTGACGTGGCGGTTTTCGCCCCGGGCTGGGAGTACGCACGCGGCTGCCGCATTGAGCGGCAGTGCGCCGAGGAATACGGTATTCCGGTAATGGAGGTGTGAGACCGATGACAAGTTGTCTGATTTCAGATGCGCCATACGCACCCTGGCTCTCGGAGGTTCTAGCTACACTGGAAGAGCACAAGATCGACCGCATCACCGTAGCAGCGCCTCTGGCAGACGGTGAGGTGTTCACGGGGTACTACAACATGAATACCCAAGACAAGGCCCTGCTGGCATCCAATATCCAAGCAGATGCCGTTCTGGATGCGGTGTGTCACAACGGACAGCGCATCCAGCAGGCGTGGGAAGATGACGAGGAGGGGTGAGACCGATGTGGCAGTTTATCACGGAGTATTGGGCCGGGTGGCTCTGTGCTCTGATCGGCGGCGCGATCCTTGCCGCCATCCCCAAGATCAAGGCCCTGTGGGACGCGGTGCTGGCCCTGCTGCACGACCGCATCTATACCGAGTGCTACCGTTTTATGGAGCTGGGGTACATCACCCGCGACGGCCTGCGCAACCTGAATTACCTCTACAAGACCTATCATGTGATGGGCGGCAACGGCACCGGCACGGAATTGTACAAGAGAGCCTGCGCTTTACCCATCCACAACTGAAGAAAGGAACTGACATTATGAACGCACACATCACTGAGAACAACACCCCCGCCATCCCCGCCGCGACCATCGCCCGCACTGTTGTGCTGGCACTGGCCCTCGTCAACCAGCTGCTGAGCGCAGCAGGCAAGCCGGTGCTGCCCATCGACAGCGCCAGCGTGGAGCAGTGGGTGACGGCTGGCCTGACCACCGCTGCCGCCATCTGGGCATGGTGGGAGAACAACAGCTTTACTCCCGAGGCCATCCGCGCCGATGAGTTGCTGGATCAGATGCAGGGGAAGATCAAGTAAGAGTACATAGCACCAGCCCCGGGGAGCCTGATGGTTCCTCGGGGTTGAGTTTGTGTTTTCGACTTCTTTCGACAAAAGGCGTAGCATGATGGGTGAAAGGATGTGTTAGAATGACTGATACACAATTTGACCACTTGCTGCGCCCTCTGGGTATCATTCGCACAAAGAATGATTATTATACTCTCCGGCAGTGTATGACGCTGATTTGCACCAGGCCTGATCGGTTGCGAGCCTTGCAGAAGGAAGTTTATCTGCCTGTGGCGGAAGCTTCTGGTCATGCTTGGAGGGCTGTGGAGAGCGCTGTTCGCAGGACGGCAAAGCTGGCGTGGAAAACTGACCCGGAGAAAGTGCAGGTGTTGGCGGGATACCCGCTGGATCATCGGCCAACGGCGGGACAGTTTTTGGAGATGCTGTATAATGCAGCAGATACTATGTACGAGAAAAAGTAAGATTTGAAAGAAGTATGTAGAAAGAATTGGGGGTGGCGTAAAGGGAAAAATTGTTCGAGTGAGAATGTGTCAGGTGGACCA